GGTGAAAATAACGCGTTCAGCCCCTTTACCTTGTGCGCGCCGGATGGCTGCCAGCTGTCCGGAGACATAAGCGTATATAAACTGCCCCTGCTGGTTAATCAGGTTGAGGTGTTCAAGGTCTGCCGTGGAAATACTCTGCAGTTGGATTGAAATAGGCTTCTCCGTAAAAGCGGGTATGATTCGCCCTGCATCATCTACTGCATTACCTGTATTAACCCTCAAAACCGCCTTTTGGTCGGGATTAACGCCGGTGATGACACCGTTAGCCATTGCCCTAAGATTCATCATAGTTGCTTACCTCCACACCGATTGAACGCGACATCTGCATAGTATCCCGTAAAGGGGCGTCTCTACCTTTAAGCTTAATGGTAGATAGCGCATTAGGTGGGGTCGTCCATGTCATAATTGACTCCACCAAATCACCCTTAACCACCTCGCCCAGTAAACAGAGTCCTTTATTGATGCCCTGCTTTTCGACAAGCTCAGGCAGACTGGCAACCCATTTGTCTTTATTTTCACTGACTGTACTGCGAAAAAAAGGGCGCGGCGGGATGTTGATCTTATGGGCGGGAGAAGTGTGTGTGGTGGCGAAATTAGATACCGCTTTTCTGACAAAACGGCCATTACGCTTAAATTCGCCGCTCTTTTGGTTAATCAGGCGATAGATAGTAATCTGCCGTTCTGGCACCTCAATTTCTACGCCGTATTCGTTCCAGAATGCGACCTGTGCAACGTGTAGTCGTTCATCTTCTGCTCCGGCATAGGTGGCTGTTTCGAATATGCCTACCCGCAGCTTTTGGCTGTCTTCCGCGTATGTTTTTAAAGCTTTAGATAAGCTACCTGTTTTTTTCACACTACCTCCTGACAGGCATGGGCATCCGCCCTGCGATATAGAGGAAGGAGCGATACTGCCTTGTCAATGCCCAGTAGCGCGCACCATATTGGGTCTGCAGATACCATTTTTCTGATGCCGCTGATTGTCCATAATCAAGCGACACGGATACGCTGCCTTCAGATGCGCCTGCTATGCGTCCTACTGCCTCGTTCCCGCTTTCAAGCCGCATTTGCAAGGTGGCGATATGTGCCACCAGCAAAAACAAAAGCAGCTCGCGCTCTTCTGTACTTTTAATCACACTCTTTTCGGTGTTATTGCACAGAATGCAGGCCTCCGTAAAAAAAGAGTGCAGCTGCACATCGGACACGGTAATAGAGGGATACAGTAATCTGAATTTCTGTACATCAAATCTGACTACATCGCTCATATCTCCCCCATGCTATTTATCTGCCCTTGTGACTTCGCCCGATTGATCAGGGTCTAAAGGCTCAAGGCCTGACGGATTGTTCTGCCCGTCCTTTAAGTTGTCTTTGGTTGACTTCACATCTTTATTTGCGAAAATCAGGCCATTCTTGACCAAGTCACGATCCTTGTTTTCTGCCAGCCAAGCCTCCCAGAAATCCAAAGACACATCAGAGGTAACACCGTACCCGAAAACCAAACGGGAGCTGTTTGCCCCCTTAATATTGACGCATTGTTCTCCTACCTGCAGGATTAAACCGTTGGGTATTTTGCAACCAATTATTACTTTATCAGCCATAAATCTCTCCGAAATAAAAAAGCCGCCCGATTGGGCGGTTGTTGAGATGTCAGTTAATCAAGATGCCAGCATAGAGGCGATAAATATAGGCCGGTAAATGATGGCGCCGACTGTGCCCTGAGAGCGTTTTTGCTCGTAACCGGATTGTTGCTGAATCAAAGGATGCACCCGCATCTTTTCTGTAAAACCCAGTTCAGCGGTAGGAAAGCCTTCGTACTCATTAACAATCATCTGAACAACCTCACCCGCTTTACTCTGGTATTCCGGGATAGTGACGATTTTCATATTTGGAAAGTTCTTTTTAATCAAATCACTTGCGTTTAAACCGTACATGTTGGTGGCGGTAAGGGAGGCATTCATGTTCGGTGACAAAGCTAATGTCATGGTTTCGTCAGTGTCAATCAAACCCCCTGTTTGCTTAACTAAGAGGCTGAATAGTGCGCGGACAGAATCATAAATGCCTTGTGCGTCCAGCTTATCCCACACCTTGCCCGCCATAGAGGGCAGTAAATTAGGGTCGTTCAGCATGCCATAATTTTGTAGGCCTTTTATACCAAACAGATAGCTTTTGTTTTGAAATTTATTCAATGCCAATGCCGCCGATGTTTGTTTCTGCGTCGCCCAATCCAATCGCGCCTGCCCCGCTTTAGCCATTTCCCGTTCACCAATACGAATAATGGTTTGGTAATGGTATGTTTGACGAAATGGATAGTTAACGTTGGCATCACTCAGGGCGTTATCGTTAAAATCTCCGTATGTTGACGTAACCCCAATATTTTCCACTATTGGAATAGATACCGTATCGTCTGCCCATGTGCCCAATTTGTGCTCGTCAAACACCTTAGCCGCGTTCATGGGGGTAACCAATACCTGAATTACGCGTGGGTCGACATAGGTTGTAAATAACGCTGGAATACCGGCATTAGGTGCGGTCTGTAAAGCTGAATCCTGCGCGATGTGCATACGTGCTTGTGCATTCAGTTCGACCGGTTTTTGTCCAGTTGCAAAAACCACCCCCGCCTTGTTTTCAAGCGCGAAAAAATTCAAAGAACTACTTTTTGCCATATATCCGTCCTCAATATTTGGTAATTTTAGCTAATGCCCCCGCATCGGCATTTGATGCCACTACGAAACCGGTATCTACAAAGCTTGCCCCGTCGACAGCTGCCGGCAATGAATCTGCTGCATTAACGCTGCCATCCATAGTGTTGGCGTAAACTTTTTGTCCTATTTGAGCCCCGCCTGCAAAACGTGCCCAAAAATCTCCACCGTCGTAGAGTGTTACAGCAAAGCCTTTAGGAATCTTTAAAGATGATTCTTCAGTAAACTGAACAATTAATGCGGTGTTGTCACGGCGCGCAAAGCCAATAAGCGCTTTAGCACTGGTTTTAGCGTTGCTGACCGTCCCTGTATCGGGGTCAAACCAAGCAAAGCGCCCAACAATGACTCCACTTTCACCAGCCTTTGCCTCGCCTTCTCCCACTAACAAAGTGTGGTAAGGATTGGTTGAGGCGAAATCGCCTTCAACACCAACCGGCAAGTCATTATTTAAATTTTTTTGGAAACCCATTTTTCTATCCTTTTATTTGAAACGATCGGTATAACTGTCGCTTTCGCTGTAAGAACAACCATCCATTGCCAGAGCAGATTTGCCGTTGTTATCAAGCAGCATTTGTACCATTGACTTATAAGCGCTTGGGTGTACACCTTTTGTACTGACTCCCTTTTGCTGCAATGCATATGCATAAACCGCCTCTGCGCTATCCATGGCAACCATGCCGACTAACGGTTCGACTTCTTTACGTGCCTGCCACAACGCATTCAGCTGGGCTGCTACTTCCGCACGGATGGTGTCTGCATCCATAGCCGGCTTGTCTTTTTCTTTAGATTCTGACTCCTCGTCTTTGGCTTTAGGCGGGTCTTTCGATTCCTCCTCTTCGTCCTGCGCTTTTTGTGTGGATTCCTGTACCTCTTCCTCGTCTTCGGCCTTACCGTCTTTTTCCGGCTCCTCATCCTTGCCTTTTGGGTCATCCGGTAAAGCATTGTCTAGTACTGCTTTTGTGATTTTCCCCAGTGCTTCAGCAGGAATATCACTATCCATGCCAAGAGAGGTTTTAACCGCATCAGCGATTTGGCTTAGTGCTCCGTTCTTTAGCTTCATCAAAAACTCCATTTGTGTTGGTAAACTGTCTGCAATAATGGCGTCTTTCCCTATCCGCCCGTGCTCAACCATCGCAACATGATTGCCGTGAATCTGTCTCATAACACCATCATATTTTTGTCCTTCAAACTCGCCCGCCGTCATGTCGGCCGTATATGCGTACCCGGACGACAACTCGTTGAGCTTTTCACTTTCAATCAGTGCAATCGCGTCCTTGTCAAAAATGCGTAAGCTGGCATACACCACGTCACCTTCCATTTCAGGCGCGATAACTGTTCCAACCGTGATTTCGTTATGCGGTTCTTCCGCGCTTACGGGAGTGTGCTTCAGCAGTAACTGAACTCCATTAAAAGAAGGGAGGGCTTTTTTAAGCTCCTCCCTGTCCCGTAAAAGGTGGTATATCCGCTCCGGCTCCAGCCCTAAGCGTTCATAATTTGGAATTTCATGCCCTAAATATGGGTTGACCGCTGCTTTGGTAATTATCGTTCGCTCGACGATCAAATGCCCGTTCCCATCAAATGAGCGCATGGACTTGTCCATTGCTATTGCTTTATCCGCCATCTGTTACTCCATCGATTATGCTTCGGCTGACACACCTGCAGTTAATCAGCTCACCGGGCTGCACCCATTCCCCATCCAGATACATGCCTTTATTCACGTCAAACACCTTGCCGTTTGCCTTTAGGTGAGATGGTCTGGGTTTTCCGCTCGCGTGCGAATGCAGCCATATGGCTTTTGTAATGCCCAATTCTTGCCGTTTGGCTTTCTCAATAGCCGCATGGGCTTTCGCCCCCTGATCTCTGGCAATTAAATCTGCTCTGTGCACAGAAATTTCATAGTGTTTTTTCAGCTCTTTTGATAATGTGGAAAGGTCATATCCATTAGTAATACATTGCCAAACCTGACTTTGTACGCTCTCCAGATATTGCGACCCAATAGACTTAATCAGCCCCACATTGTTTTCTACGGCAGCCTGCAACGCATCACGCTGAAACGGGGTAACCTGAAAGCGTACCGTAAAGCCCGCTTTACGCATTTGTGCTTTTAATTGGCTTTCATAATTTGTAACGGTTTTACTGACGAATGCTTCCACAATTTCTGGCACTAAATTGTTTAACCTTTTCGACCAAGTGGTAGAAAGATAATCTCCAACATGTGCCACCCAGTCAGCTACACCATCCATAGCCATATCTGCTTTTTCGTGCTTGGCCTGCCGACGAAATTCGGTTACCAGTGTTTCGCGAATGTCTTTTTCAATTTCATTCAGCAAACCAATAATGGCTTTTTTATAGCTTTTTCTGATGCCTGTATTAGGCCAGATTGCTTGCAGCGTATCCGGCTTCTTTCTGATTATCGCCATTACTTAAACCCCATTCTGGCGGCTCTGGTACAACTTCCGCATCAATGCCCGAGTAGTCACCATCCTCATCTTTTGCTAGGCGGGCGCGCACCTCTTCCTGTGAAAGCACACCAGCATTAATAAAAGCGCTGTCTCTTTCGGCCTTAACTTTATCGGTATTGGCCATCTGCTCGTCATTCAACTGTTCCAACGGATTAAACGTGAATACAATCTGCGGATCGATTTCGCCGAATAAATCAAGTTGTATGAGCTTTAAAACAGCGGTTAGCTGTGGCAATAAATAGGACTCCTGCATACCTGAAATGTACTCATGGTATACCTGAATCTCACCATCACTACTGGCATTAAGGCCGCTTGGGGTGATGCCCAGTAACTTAACCAGCGGTGTGCGGCTCGGTGCGGCCATCTGCTCTTGTGCCTTTTGCAGCAAATTATCCAAAGTAGATAAAGGGGTGTTGAACTGAAAGAACTCTTCTGCGTCCTTGTCCAAAAGCATTAGATTTTGGTTACCCCGCAATTGCGCAAACAGCTTTGACCGCAATAGAAGTTGGGTTACGCCATCTTCACCCCCCGCTAGCGTGTTGCTCATATCCGTTTTAATGCCGGTTAACGAAAATGAGTGAATCAAATCGGATACGCTGTCGACGGTTCGTTGCCAACGTTCTACGTACGGCTGCATCAGCTGCAGCATGGAGATGCCGCCAAAGTTATACGCTGGCTTGAGCATATCCGGCACCGGCCGCATAACCAAAGTTAATAGCCGGTCATTGTGCACCTCTTCCCCCATAACAAACCATTTAGACGGCTTGAAAAAATCCGGAGCAGTAGCATCATTAGCGTTATAGAAACTTGGTGTTGTCCATATAGGCTCAACCAATACCAGCTCTTTCAGGCAGCCTTTGCCAAGCGCTAAACTGTTTATTAGCAAGGGAATGTCTTTCTTGCTTTCATGCCCCTTAATTTTGATAAACAACTGGGAACGCCCGAAGATCATTTCGTTCTCAATATGCCGGCGCATCAAGTCTCTGACATTTAGCTCTTTCATGCGCGCCTCAATGCGCCTTAGCTTATCGTCGTACGTCTTATCATCGCCATCGTTAGCCACCTTAACCTCACCCCATGTTCTGGTCATCTCTTGCGCAGTAGCCTCATAAACACAGCGATAATCGGTCGATTGTGACATATTGGCCAAAGCTGGGTAGCCGATAAAGCTTGGATAGAAATGTGGCATGTTCGGGTCATAGACACTCGATATTAAGTTGCTGTCCTGTGCTATAGCAGGCCGCCTTCCAGCTGGCACAACACCTGCAGGGATATCCGCCAGCTGATAGCCTGTAGTCTGAAAGCCGCTTTTAGCCCGCATTTCATAAATCAGCGTCATCATCCGGTCACTTAATTGATTGCGCCGGCATGCAGCATCAATTTCAGCCTTTTTGAGCCGGTTTGCCTCTTCCAAGGCCTCCAGCTCGCGCGCTTTGATTTTGTTACGCTTCCAGAATTTCATCATAATCCATTCAAGATGTTAGGATTGATATTCAACCCGCTTGATACCGGAGCAAAGGCCATAATCAGGGCGTCTGCTCTGTTAGGCGAGGGAATGCCGCGTTTTTTCATATCCTTTTTGCTTTCCACCTTTACCCGTCCGTTGCCATCGTAATCGACCTGAGGGCGGCTTAGCTCGGCTTTGAGGTATTCAATATCCTTAATACCCCCATCTAGGCTAATAAGCTCGTCAACGGGGTATTTATCGCCTTTTTCGACTGCTCGCCATGTTTTATAAAACCTATCTCTAACAGCCCACCACGCTTGCGCTTTGATGTTGGCAAACATATCTTTGTTCTTTTTTGCAGGTAAATAAAGCGTATCCGGCTTGTAAACCTTGCCACCAGCATTAAACCCTACCGTCTGAATACGCCCTTTCTTACGACTGAATTGCGCTTTGACGCCAGCACCTACCCCAATACTGTCAAATACAACCTTGTCAATATTGGCTTCTAACGCATCCTGATAGACTTTATCCGCAGAATAGATAACGTCTTGCCCGCGCCATTCGTCCATACTAAACACAATGGAACCGTGACGTCCGATTGTCGCGTTAGCGTCTTCCCCCTCGTCAGCAACATCAAAGCCTAATATGCGTTGCCCAGTAACGGGGATGCCAAGACGGGTATGGGCGTCAGTAGCTGCCTCAATCCATGCAGGCTTGATGATCGCCATCTCGCTATCCGCTACCGGCTCACCTAACCATATGTGCCGATACAGTTCATAATCCCACTCCTTACACGCCAGCATTTCACCCTCAAGAACTGCAGGGAAATAGGGGTTGTCGTAATAGTTGGCCTTAATAACTATTGCATTTGATGGCGGATGAATAACAAAGCGCTGATGTGTATCATCCAGCATATTTTTAGGGTTATAGGAAACCCATATTTCACTTCCGGGCGTCCTAATGGTCGGGATTAATGTATCCCACATCTCCTTAGTGATGCTTTCAGCCTCCTCAACCCAACAGACACCAGCCCCTTCCAGAGATTTAATTTTGCCGGGGTCATTCTTAATCCCGAAAAAAATAAAATTCGTACCTGTGCCGCGGTGAATAATGGTGGATTTCAGAACGTCAAACTCATCATCATAACCCAATCGGGATATGGTGTTAGAGAGCAGTTTATGAACTGAATCTGCAATAGAAAGCTGCAGCTCACGAACACAAGGAATGGTGGTTTTAGTCCGCCTTGCTACTTCAATAGCCATTTCGGCAAACGTCCATGACTTACTGGAGCCGCGGCCGCCGTAAGCCACCTTGTAGCGCGCAGGCTTGGCAAAAGGCGCAAAATGTTTGCTAATCATCAGCTTGCTCGAAAATAGCGCTAATCGGTCGTGTCTCAATCGTTATCTCTCCTGAGACAGACGATTTTTCGTTAAATGCCTGTACCATTACGTGCTTACCTAACAGCTCAAGGTTTTTAACTTTATCAGGCCATTTGACCTTTTTAAGAATGCTCAGATCTTCCTTGCTGCCTAAAGTCTGCACATCTATACCGCTTAGCGTAGTTCTCCACACCTTCGGCCATGAAGTAACCGGCAATAAAGAGCCGTCCGCTGCGAGAATATCTGCGATATCCATTTGGTCAATTTCAACTAGGCGCTTTAATACATAATCAGCATCAATTTTTGTACGCTCGCATCGTTGCTGCATCGCCTCGGCTAGCGCTTTTTTAATTTGAGGTTTTCTGAGGTTTTCGTAACCTACTGCGCTAGCCGTTCGCTCGCTATACCCTGACCTAATGGCGGCCTGTGTAGCGTTTAAATCTTTCGGATACTCCTGTACGAATCTCTTTTGCTTTTCAGTCAATCCGCCCATGGCGGAGTTGCCTCTATCCGTCATAGCGAACTCCATTAAAAAAGCCCATGCGCATGCATGGGCTAACGTTCATTTAATACTGTATTGCACAACTTAGTTGATTAAGTCTTGTGTATTGTAAGGTCAAGTTGCTAAGCACCCTAACGTACTTTGCCTTAAGGGGTTAGGTATCCCAACAACCAACCTGTTTCAAAAATATTAATGCCTTTTCTTTAGACGCGACTTAACCGCCAACTAAAGAAAAGGCAATGACCGGTGCTTTTACAAGGGAAGCATACCTATACTGTAAATTACATCGTAACTGTTTATGTGTTGAAGAGCAAGACCTTAGCCAAAGAAATGCCTAAATTTGTCCTGTTTCTGCATATATTCCCAAAATATACTTAATGCCGCTTCGACCTCTCTGCACCACGATGCGCTATTGCTTCTTATGCGCTGATTTCGCTGCAGTGCAGACCGTGGCGGGCGCTTAAAATACGGGCTTGTGTACCCGTATTGTGTACGCAGGATAGCAAACGCTTTGCGCTCTTTTTCAGACATGTTACGCAGTACGTCTTTAACCATGTCAAACACTTCAGGCTGAAAACGCATAGCATAAACTTTTGGCTTTTTAGCGTTCTCGCTATCGTTTTTGTAGCGCCACTCAACGCTTAAGCAATGCCCTTGTTTGACGATATCTCGCATTGCGCGTTCGTACGTTTTTATGACGTTTTCCGCTGTGTCTATTTCGCTTTTACTAACCATCCGGTATATCTCCTGCCCGCGGTTAAAATCACATCAACCAGGGTGTTTTCGCTCATTCGGCTGCTTGGCGAATCACCAACCAGGGGTAAATCGAATTTCCAAACCGCTGGGCATCGTTTGCACCATGCACCACTCAACCCCTCCCCCTATAGGGGGAGAGGGGGCAGGTGGTGCAATTGCTGGTGCAAAATCACGATTTGCCGGAAAAACTGCACCATTTACTGCACCACTAGTGGTGCACTGGTGGTGCAAATCGCATAAACTATTGTTTTATATGGATTTTAACTGCACCACTTACTGCACCACTGCACCACCTGGTGGTGCAACGCGTTCACACCTCGCCTCTGCGCTGTCATGTGAACGCCACAAAGCGGGAACTACCCACTGTCCTTTGTGCCTTACTAAATCAACTCAGCTTTCTGTATACCGTAGCTCTGCCACCGTCATACACAACAAACCAAGTTGTAACCCTATAACCTTTATTGCCACAAAGCGGGAATTACCCACTGTCCTTTGCGTTTTTTATAAAGCTTAAGTAGCTATATGCCATAAGCACACACAGCTAATTAAGATTTATAGGATTTCCAAACAACCATTCTCTTCAAAGTAAGGGGCGTCATCCCCCGTACATAAGGCTTTCAAAGCGCGACGTATATGTTGCTTGCGCGTATCTCGCTTACCTGCGGGCACCTCCGTGCGTGCCAAACATTCCGCGATCACCGCTTCAACTTCAATACCTGCAGATTGGGCTAGGCCAAACTCTCTAACCACTGAAGTTACTACACTCGTCCATTTTCCGGAAGTCTCCCTGGCCGAATTTGTTTTAACGGATCCGTTTAAATCCGCAGGTACGCCAGCCTCAACGACAACGCAGGATGTGATAATGTCTGCATCCTCATCCAGCCCCAAGGGTACAACCTCTAGCTCAAAACCAAACTCTCCATGATCGTCACCGTCTTTCTGTTTGGTAACGCGGGTAACCCGTCCTGACTCGGTCCTAATTACCTCAAGCTCCATATCTGCAGCGGCACGTAACCCAGACCAGCCTCGAGCACCTTTACTTGTGTCTTTGCCACTATGGTGAACAAGCAGCACCATCGCACCTAAGGCGCGATTAAGGCCGCGAAAATGGGCTAAAGCTTTACCTACATCTTCGCCCGCGTTTTCATTCGCCCCCGGCGTTACCTGCGCAAACGTATCAATAACCACTAAATCCGCGCCACCCCAAGCTATAATAGCCTTGGCCACATCCAGCGCATCAACCTTCATCAGAAAGTTAGGGGCAATAGGGATTACCCCAAAAGGGACACCAGCTAGACTTATCTTATGATGCAGCTCATAAGCCTTCAGACGCTTACGAAATCCGCTACTACCTTCGGCTGCGAGATAAACAACCCTGCTAGGCCTAACTTTGTGCCCCCGCCAGCTTTTGCCGCGTGCGAGGGATAGGGCCATATCCGATACAAAAAAGGATTTACCGGAGCCAGATTCACCAAACACAACCCCCAAATCCGCTTTAGGCAAAACACCTTTAATTAACCATGGCGTCGGGCTACAGTCTGCAAAGTTTTCAGCGTCAACAACAGCGAATCGAGCATCGGCGCTGTCATCCTCTTCCTTGATACACTCAAATTCACTGGCTGACGCTATGTCAGGGTCAACATGTACACCTGATTCTTTAGCCAGTTTTAAAAGCAATCTGGCCGTTACAGGGGCGCCTTTGTTGTTGCCGAAACTTGTCCAGTGATGCAACAATTCCTCACTGCTCGGATAATTATCTGCTTGGCTTGACCACTCATCCCACAGGTGGAATCCTTCCGCCTCAGTTTCATGATGCAGGGCCATACCGACATTGATCCATTCCGGATACGGCATACTAGGGTCAAGCGCCTGTAAAATCTCTTCAAGCTGGTTCTCGCTTAAGCCAACAACAGGTTCAATCGCCATCAAAGGTTCGTCGGATTGCTCTGTTCGACGTTGCTTAAAACGAATATCGCAATACTCAATAACATCCTTGCTGACCGGCGCGATTTGCGCATCAGAGCCTATAAGGGCACATAAGGGCAACACGTCTTGCGTCACCGTTACAAAGCCTGAAGTGGAAAACACTTCAAAACCGAAATCACCGGTAAGATCTTTAGCGTTGCCTATATTCCCTTGAAAAAAAGCACGTACGCCCTTTTTACTAGGAGAAAACTCCGCATATGTTCCGGAGACCAGTTCTTCGACTTTAGGGTTAATACCGCCATCGGCATCAACACAATTGTCAAAATCTAAGGCAACGATGTCGCAGTCAGGCGTCAGCGCAAAACCGATACCCGCAGCTTTATGCCGCTCGCACGAAGCAACAGCTTCCTCAAAGCTAGCCAGCTGATTGATATCGGCCTGACAACCTTGACGCCCTCTACGACGACGTCCGGAAACGTAGTAAGGTATCTTGCGGGGTTTACCACCATCAACCTTGTGATATTTCCAGATAAGCCATTGGCGTTTGGCTCTTAATAATTTAGGTAGCTGTTGCATTCTGTTTCTTTCAGCTCATAGAGCAGTACACCATTAGTCGCCAAACCCCCAGACCTGTTCTGGGCTGGTGCACTGCTCTATGAGCACAGGTAACCGCGTTTGGCAGGCGGTGAAATAAGGGAACTTCATCCAGTTACTGCGCTCAAGTGTAAAAAGAATTGGCCAATAGCAAAGCTAGCTAAGTGCAATGCTCTTGAGAGTTATGAAAGTTTTTTTTTCAAAAATACTCATTCGCTTTAATCAACTGCCTATAAGAAAGAATTATTTGGCTTGAATTATTGGTTGTCTTCTTCACTGCTTCCGTTTAACACCAGCCAGCGTATTTCTGGGCGACAATTAAACTGATTGTTTTGTTTAAATAATTCAGGATTATCTAATTTAACTTGAGCTGGAATGCCTCTAACTGTCCAGTTCCAGACTCGCTGTGGTCCTTTTTTTTTAGAGTAACCTAATAAATCAGATACTTTGGTAGGCCCGCCTAATAAAAAAATTATTTGTTTATCATTCATTTTAATTCCAGAATACATATCACCTTTAATTAAACACTATGTTTAATAAGTTGTCAAACACCATGTTTAACAACAAAATGTTTAATTATTAGAAAATACGTATATGGAAAATACAACTGCACGGCTTTATCAGGCGGCTAAAAAATTAAAAGGCCTGACCAATCCTTCACAAATCGCAAGAGCGTTCAACACTTCGCCTCAGACTGTAAAAAACTGGGAATCCCGCGGGATGTCTAAAGAAGGAATACTGAAAGCGCAGCAAATTATTGGCGTTTCGGCTCTTTGGCTAGAAACAGGGGAAGGTAATATGCAATTATTAAGTGATACTACTAAATTAAATTTAGCATCTTTGGATAGTGAAAACAAAGAAGAATCAAATAATGAGGACTTTATTACTATTGATCAGTTTGATATTGAGGTTTCTTGTGGTCCGGGCATCAACAATGCAAGTTATCCTGATTTCATCCGCAGTATAAATATACCAAAAAATGAATTCTTGGAATGGTTCGGGCGGAATAAAGCTATGCCTGGAATTCAGTTAGTTACAATTAAAGGTGACAGCATGGAACCAACATTGCCAAACAAAGCGATCGCCTTTGTGGACAGTAATATAAAAGAATTTCAAGGTGACGGCATCTATGCGTTTGTTTTAGATGGAGAAGCTTATATTAAACGGCTGCAAAGAATTCCAGGGAAAATTATTGCCATATCTGATAACCCTGTTTATCAACCATTTTATATAACTGCTGAAATGGAGGAGAGAATGCACATTGCGGCTAAATTTATTCGTGTGCTGCCATTCAATATGCGTGAACTATGAGGATAAATCCTTAGCGATCACTTTATCAATTTCATAAAAATCATTATATTAATTTAGAAGAAAGTTTTAAAATGAGTACTCTACACATTCGGCAAATAAAGAATCAGTTACACCAAATTTTTAGTGGATTAATCGATGAATCTGATTTATCAAAACGACAAGCTGAAGATAAAGAAAAAGCTTTTTTGAGTAGAGCGTTAGCTGCATATGCTATTTCATCAATCAATAATACAAATCCAACTGATGCAGCTAAGTCAATAATAGATGGTTATAATGATAATGGTATAGATGCCATTCATTATTCACCCATTCTTAAACAATTAACAATTGTACAATCAAAATGGATTGATAATGGAGAAGGAACAGTTGATTACGGATCGGCTTTAAAGTTTTTACAAGGAGCTAAAGATATAATTGATTGTAATTTTAAAAAATTTAATGAAAAAATTAAACCGTTTATAAACATAATTCAAAATGCTTTATATGAATTTGAATTGAAAATAAATTTAGTTATTATTCATACAGGTAAAGAAAATTCAATACCCAATATAGCTAAAGAAGCTTTAGAAAGCTATATAGCATTAATCAACGATAATGGAGATGATACTAATACCGATGATAAAGTTTCATTAATTCATTGGAATCAGGCTTCAATTTATTCCAATTTTAACTTAATTAATGATAATAGAAAGCCTATTAATTTAGAAGGTATGATTCACCAATGGGGAAAGATTAATGAACCTTATTATGCTATTAATGGATATATAACAGCCGATCAAGTCTCTACTTGGTGGAATAATAATAAGAAAACTCTATTTTCAAAAAATATTAGAAATATGCTTGGTAATACTGCAGTTAACGATGAAATAAAAAAAACTTTGATAACCTCACCCGAGTTATTTTGGTATTTTAATAATGGAATAACTATTATTGCTGATTCAATAATGAAATCTCCAGCACACGGAAATACTAGTGAAGCAGGGGTTTTCTGCTTGAAAAATGCAAATATAGTTAACGGAGCACAGACTGTAAGCACTATAGGTACAATTAAAGATATCGATAAAGAGAATCTTGCAAAGGCATTAATTCCTATTAAAATTATATCTTTACAACATGCACCAGAAGATTTTGGTAAACAGGTAACAAGAAATACCAATACACAGAATAAAATTGAAAATATTGATTTTGTTTCATTGGATCCTGAACAAATTAGAATTAGAAACGAGTTAGAATTTGAATCAATAAAATATATAATTTCTAGAGGGGAAGATTTAAATGAATCTGACCAAAATATTATTACTATCAATGAAGCTATAACGGCGTTAGCTTGTTTAAATTCACTAGAGTTAGCAGTACAAGCAAAACGAGAAATTGGTGTTTTAGAAGATACATTAAGTAAACAATATAAATTAATTTTTAATCATAACACTCATGGAATTCTTATCAAAAATGCTGTATCTTGTTTTAGAAAAATTAATGTAGTTATTGAAAATTTAAAAAATAACGAATCCTTTAAAAGCGGCTTACTAATACATGGAAACCGCTTCATTACACATGCTTTGTTTCGTAAATTTTCCATAAATCCAGTTAGCATTATTGACGAAAGTTTCGATGAACAGTCATATAATTTTGAAGCTGGGGCAGTTGAAATTATTACAAAAATTGATTCTATAATTCAAAAAGAATACTCGGAAACTGCCGTTTTAGCTTCATTATTTAAAAATGGCAAAAAATGTAACTTAATATTTAATAAGATTTTTGATTCAAACTAAAATCATATATATACAAATAATATTACAGTTTTATAATTTTTTAAATAAAAGTCACAACCTTGGTTGTGGTTTTTTTTATATATCTTTTACTGATATCTCCTAAAATTTTTATGCTTTTGTTTCAATAATTTAATATTGTTTTAAACAAAATTTAAACATTTTGTTTGAATTACTATTAAACATAGTGTTTAATATGTATATTAAAACAAACACCGACACCGATGACTCCAACATGAAAAAGAGTTGGAGAAACACCAGCAAATAGAAATACTGGCTAGGTTGCCGTGCTGGCATAAGTTGATAGCGAAATGTATTGTTTATTGATCTTTAAAAAAGTTTAAAAACCGCAGCGTATTTGTTATGAGCAAGTGCGCTTTAGTTTTTGAATTTAAAAAGCCAGCTATAGAGCTGGCTGCATTGTTTGACTTAGTTTTAACTATCAATTTTTGACTATGTTTTTACGTGCTCAAATGGTATTCAGGCAATTCTCCGGCAAATAAGGCTGCAAGATATTCAGATAATCTTAGTTTTCGTTCTTCCGGATATTGTCTGTCTGGGGTCATACCCAACATTGCCAAGGCAGACAAACGCGCTGGATGGGAAAGGAAGCCGATTTCATCTGTATCGTATTTAGTTGAATCTGCCAAGTGATTTGCGATCTCCTCATCGCTCATGCTGCCCATCTTTTTATACAACTTACAGTATAGGCAGTAGTTATCTTTTGCAGCCTGTGTTTTTGCACTAGGAGTATAAATGATTTGAATTGCAGTTATAACTGCTAAAAATATGCCAGAAAAAGTACCGTTAACTAAACCTCCTATACTTCCAATTGCTGTCATGCTTGATAGTATCAGGAAAAATGAAATTAACTTATCGATCCTACCGAAAAATTTATACATTAATTTTTCAAAGCACAAAGAATAAGCTACTTCAAGTTCTAAGTTTGGCCGGTTCTGTTCTGGAATGGTCATTTATATTCCTTTACTTTTTGTCTGTACCTCCATTTTGGGAGGAGTTTGTTGGTACTGGAGCCGGAGATTTTAGTACATGGCTTTTAACAGATGATGGAGCTGTGGTTTTAGACGCATGGTCATTATCCATTTTATTTTTATCATTACTCATAATAAGTACCTCTATTTGCTAGCTTGTTTTTTGGAAACTACATTCTAGCAGAAACCACATACTGAGTGGCTAAAAGAGTGACAGCTCGGAAAGACGGGCAATACATCTAAGTTTAAAAAGCCAGCTATAGAGCTGGCTTTAATGTTTGGCTTTCACGAGGAGTAAAAATCATGGAAAAAATAGCTTTTTCAGTTTCTGTTGATAACTTATCTGAGATAAAGGAGCGAGTTGAGCAGATTCAACGCCAATTAGCTTGGATCAATAAGGAATTAACTGAATTAGATAAATATAAAATTAAAGTTGTTTTAGAGCCTGAATCATAACAAATGAACGTGAGATATTTAATGCACAGATAGCAAGTTACGCCTTGTAAGATTATCTAGGGTACAGGGCACCCTTATCAAGAATGAGGGAGTTAAAGATGCGTAAGTTGATGACCACCATATTGGTGGCATTTTTTATGTCCGCTGTTCTCTCTATAAAGCCGTACCCACCCAAAAAAGGGAGGTGTACGGACCTTTGCTTAATGGAAGCCAAAGAGAATGCAGCGGGCAGAGAAGTCAAGCGAATGAGGGAAATTATGGACCGCAAGGATTATGACCCTATGAATGCTGCAGTACTGGAGCCAGAGAAATGAATACTAGTAAAACTCCGTATAGCCACCTGACCGACGAAGAACTTCTAAGTTATGCAAGCCAGGTATCTAACGGCCTTACCGAGTCGTATCTTGAAGTAGAGTTGCGTAAAAGGCTGGAAGAAAGGCTGGGATATATTAATCCTGATGACTTTAAAGAAACGCTTTATGACGATCTAGGTGTGTCCGAAGAAGAAATTACAGAACTGGTTGAAGCTTGTAAGGGAGACCTGCAAGGTGCTGTATCTGTACTAGAAATGCTGCAAAAGTACGAGTACGAAGACAGCGAAGAATTACAAGCGTGTCTGGATTTTATAGTTCAGGCACGCAGTTTTTTTAATGGTAAGTAGGAAAAACAAGGAGCAGGAAAAATGACACTTGAAGCAAAGATCGACCGCACTAACGATTTATTAGCAAAAATCATGGATGTTCTTATCTCAAATAACGCTACACCCGCTAAAGGGAGTTCTAAAGAAGATATTAAAGAACCCACCCCTGTAGCAGAAATCAAGTCAAATGAGGCTGAAACCTCTAAAAAGACACCTGCAGCTAAACCTGCAGCTAATGTAACCGCTGGAGACATCGCCTCTATTGAAGAGGCTAAAAGTGCATTTGTTGAACTGCTAAAAATCAAAGGTAAAAAGGAAGGAGTTGAGATTCTGCAAACCCTAGGGGTAAGCAAGTTACCTGATCTTAACCCCTCTCAGTATGGGGAACTTGTTCGGCTATGTAGGATCGCAATGGAGTAAGGAACATGCAACATGCAAGATTATCACCTTCATCTTCACACAGATGGATCAGGTGTCCGGGGAGCGTAGTCATGGAATCCAGTTACCCTGATGTTACTTCAGAATATGCTGCTGAAGGTACTGTTGCACATGAAGTAGCCGCATACTGTTTGAACACTGGCGCTGATGCATCTACTTGCATTGGGCAACGTAAGGAAATCGACGGAACGGAGTTCATTGTTGATGACGATATGGCCAGACACGTACAAACATATATTGATTATGTTCGCGCTCTTGGGGGTCAATTGTTCGTAGAACAATCACTTCCAATCTCCGATATCACGGGGGAAGACAACGCTTTTGGTACTGCCGATGCAGTTGTGCTACTCGATGATGAATTGGTGATTGTTGATTTGAAGTATGGGCGTGGAGTAAAAGTTGATGCCAACCGTAATGAACAGCTTTGCCTGTACGCAGCTGCGGCGTTAGAAGAATATGCGCTGATTAATGAGTTTAAGCGAGTGCGATTGGTAATTGTGCAACCACGACTCAATAATATCAGTGAATTCGATTGTGATGCACGAGGGCCAAAGAGTATTGAAAACTTCGTTGATCGCGCACGCGTTGCTGGAGGTAGAGCTCTTACCTGTTTGCAGAAAGGTACATCTTCTGATGATTTAAATCCGGGCGAGCCTCAATGCCATTTTTGTAAAGCAAAGGCGGATTGCCCTGCAGCAGCTCAGAAGGTTATGGAGATGCTGACAGAGGGTTCTGTTGACCTTGGTCAGCCGGTATTGCCTCAGATTGAGCAAGCGCCCATACCCAAGGATGATAACGCCCTACTTGCCCGAAAACTGGCTGCACTAGACTTTATCGAATCTTGGTGTACCGCGATACGTAAAACGGCTGCAGCTAAAATGAATGCTGGAGAAAGGATACCGGGCTTTAAGCTGGTTGAAGGACGACGCGGAGCTAAATCCTGGCGGGATGAGGAGACAGCGGAAGCTGTTCTCAAGTCCATGCGCCTCAAAAAAGATGAGATGTATGTTTGGAAGCTCATCTCACCATCGGCACTTGAAAAGCTGTGCAAGGCAGGTACGGTTAGCCCGCGTCAATGGAATAAAGTGGCAGAACTCATTACACAAAAGCCCGGCTCTCCGGCTATCGCTCCAGAATCAGATAAACGCCCTGCTCTCGTCATGGACGTGGCTGCAGATTTTGAAGCTTTAGTTTAACTTATATAAGGAATCATTATTATGAAATGTATTTTAAAAGGCGTACGTTTATCTTTCCCCAATCTTTTTCAAGCTAGTAGTGTTAATGGTAGTGAGCCAAGGTTTGCCGCCAATTTTCTGATAGAGCCTGACAGCGAAAATGCTAAGGCGGTCAACACCGCCGTAGCACAAGCAGCTAAAGATAAATGGGGGGCTAAGGCGGAGCTGGAATTAAAAAAACTAAGCGCTTCGGATCGTACCTGTTTACACGATGGCAATTTAAAAGATTATGATGGTTACGAGGGTAATTTGTATCTAAGTGCCAGTAATTCAGTTAAGCCGTTGGTGTTGGATAAAGATGCGAAAACGCATTTAGATTCTTCAGACGGTCGACCATACGCAGGTTGCTACGTTAATGCCATTGTAGACATTTGGGTGCAGGATAATAATTTTGGTAAACGGATCAATGCCAGTCTGCGTGGCGTGCAGTTTGTCAAAGATGGTGATGCCTTTAGCGGTGGCGGAGCGGCCACAGAAGATGAGTTTGCCGATTTAGCAGTACCGGATAGCGACGCTGATGAAGATTTCAGTGATCTGATTTAGTCCCATCAGAGCATCAATTATTGAATCAACCAGCTTTTAGCTGGATTTTTTTTTTATGAATAGTGTCTAGCAAAAGCATTTAATAAATGAAATCACCGCCCTTTTTTCAAGGGCGGTTTTATTATTCGGTTTATGTGGTGCTGCAGCATGTTTTGCTATCTGGCTTTAATGACAAAGGTAAATAGCAAAACATGGGTTGTTTTGAAAAAGGGAATAATATGATTAAGCTACAAATGACTGCGCTTATCGCAGTCTTTTTTATGTGCACGTATTTAGTTTTCTTTTTTGTTTTGATTAAACAGATGTGACGTAGGCATATGTTTGAACAACTGCGTGAATCGAAGTGTCTGAAAAATTCTAAAATTAAAAGCATGGATGAACAAACCTGAGTTGCGAATTACTAAATAGACGCCAGCAAGATGCTGGCATTTTTATAGAGGTTTGAAATGCCTAAATTATATATCGACCTTGAAACCTTCAGCGAAGTTAATTTACTTACCTGCGGGACGCATGTTTATGCGTCAAATTCGGAGATATTGTTGATAGCGTATGCCATCGGTGATGCTCCGGCTAAAGTCATTATCGGTGGGCAATTTAATGAAGAGTTACTGCAGGTATGGAACGACCCAGATTACTACGTGGTTGCGCATAACAGCCATTTTGACCGTACCGTACTGGCTGCGCACGGTTATACATTACCGATTGAGCGATGGTATGACACTATGGTTAAAGCGTTTGCACACTCACTACCCGGACGGCTGGGGGTACTTAGTGAGGTTTTTAGATTACCCTCGGATAAAGCCAAGGATAAGGAGGGGCGGAGGTTGATTTTGTTGTTCTGCAAACCTCGGCCGAAGAGCTCTAAATTACGGCGTGCGAGTCAACACACCCACCCTGAAGAGTGGCAGCGTTTTGTTGAGTATGCGCGCTTAGACGTTGAAGCCATGCGTGAGATAGATAAACTAACCCCAAAATGGAATTATTTAAGTAGCGAACTGGCGCTGTGGCACCTAGATCAGCGTATTAATGATCGCGGTGTGTGTATCGATACAGAGCTGGTTTGTAATGCGATTAAGGCTATCGACCTCGCGCAGAAAGTCCTGGCAAGTAAAACATCAAAGGCAACTAACGGCGATGTAGTTTCGGCAAATAAGCGCGATGCTTTACTAAAGTACATACTGGAAGCATACGGTATTGAACTGCCGGATATGCAGAAATCTACGTTAGAAAGACGGCTGAATGATCCTGATTTGCCTGAAGTTGTTAAGGAGTTATTGCTATTACGCCTTAATACAGCTACGACAAGTACTGCCAAATATAAAACACTGTTCAGGTCAACCAGTGCCGATGGAAGACTGCGGGGCACGCTGCAGTTTGATGGCGCTACACGCACAGGGCGTTGGGCAGGTCGAATGTTTCAACCGCAGAATTTACCCCGTCCTACTTTAAAACAGGATGATATCAATTTAGGCATAACAGCGCTTAAAGCTGGCGGCGCAGAGCTTGTTTATGACGATATTATGGAGTTAACGTCATCAGCAATCAGAGGTTGTATCGTGGCCCCTGCAGGTAGCAAGCTGGTGATTGCTGACCTTTCTAATATTGAAGGTCGTGTTCTGGCGTGGCTGGCTGGGGAGGAATGGAAGCTGGAGGCGTTTCGCGATTATGACAGAGGTACAGGGCATGACCTGTATAAGCTAGCTTATGCCAAAGCTTTTAATATACGTCCGGAAGACGTTAATAAATCACAACGTCAGATTGGTAAAGTTATGGAACTGGGGCTCGGATATGAAGGTGGCGTAGGTGCGTTCCTTACGTTCGCGGCCAATTACGGTATTGATCTGGAAGCCATGGCAGAACAGGCCGTAATTCCGGACGAGATATGGCAGGAAGCACAGCGCGCTTGGGATTGGTTTGTTGAGCAAAAGCGGCCTACTTTCGGGCTGTCTAACACCGTATGGTGCGTTTGCGATTCGTTTAAGCGTACATGGCGTCAGGCGCATATTAAGGTGTCTACATTCTGGAAAGACCTTGAGCGTGCCGCTGTCAAGGTCATAAGCACAGGGCGAACAATGCAGTGCAGAAGACTAACGCTGGACAGACAAGGCGCATGGTTGCGCATTCGCCTGCCTTCAGGACGGTTTGTTTGCTACCCCGCCGCATGTGTAAATGATGAAGATAAATTGTCTTATATGGGTATAGACCAGTATAAGAAAAAATGGACACGTATCAATACTTACGGCGGCAAGCTCGTAGAGAACGTAACGCAGGCCGTTGCCCGCGATATCTTGGCGGACTCCATGCCTAAAATTGAGGCAGCGGGATATAGGATAGTGCTGACTGTGCATGATGAAATTATCAGTGAAGCACCGGATACCGGTGCTTTTTCACACGAAGCACTCGCTTCGCTTATGGCTACAAATCCTTCATGGGCACAAGGATTACCCCTTGCTGCCGCAGGATTTGAAGATTACCGCTATAGAAAGGATTAACAAGATATGAGGGAATCTGTAATCGAAAAAGCCCTTGTTGAGGCGGTAAAAGCGGCGGGAGGCTACTGCCGGAAGGTACAGTTTATCGGGCATCGAGGAGCGCCAGACCGCTTGATTATGTTGCCGGGTAGATTGATATGGGTCGAACTTAAAGCCCCGGGAGAGCGCGCTAAACCCCATCAGGTGCGAGAGCACCAGCGCTTATCAGAAGCAGGTCAGACGGTACTAGTAATAGATGACCTGAATAAGATTAAGGAGATATTCGGATGAGAGATTTCACTCCGCGGGCGTATCAGGAACTTATTATTAAATGCATTTATGAAAAGCCCCGCACTGCAATTTGGGCTGGCATGGGCATGGGTAAAACAGTGTCTACACTAACTGCACTAGATGGACTAAGCCTTCTATCAAGCCATCCGAAATTGGTGTTGGCTCCTCTGCGCGTTGCCGCCAGTACGTGGCCAGATGAGGCACGAAAATGGGGGCACATAACATCCGAAGTGGTACCTATAGTAGGTGACGCCAAACAGCGGCGCGCAGCTTTGTTACAAGATGCAGAAATATACACTATCAATTACGAAAATATCCCATGGTTGATTGAAGAGCTAGGTAACCGCTGGCCGTTCGATACGGTGGTGGCAGACGAGTCCACCAAGCTCAAATCATATCGCAGTCGTCAAGGAGGTAAGCGCGCTCGCTCCTTGGCACAAGTTGCATTCCTGAGCGAACGGTTCATTGAACTTACAGGCACACCTTCGCCTAACGGCATAATTGACCTTTGGGGGCAATTATATTTTCTGGATAAAGGGTCGCGCCTTGGGCGCAGCTACACTGCATTTGTGAATCGATGGTTTCGCCCAGTGCGAGTTGGAAACAGCCCTTTTGCAGTCAGGCAAGAGTTGCTTCCTGGCGCGCAGGAAGAAATCCATGCTCGTTTGAGGGATATATGTTTGACACTTGATGCGAAAGACTACTTTGACATCAAGGATCCTATAGTAACGAACGTCTGCATTACTTTACCGCACAATGCTCGCAAAATGTATCGTGATTTAGAGCGGGAAATGTTTCTGCAAATAGAAAACTGCACTATTGAAGCGGACAATGCCGCGGCAAAAACAATTAAGTGTCTGCAGTTGGCCAATGGGGCTATCTATAAGGATGACAGCAAAGACTGGGCAGAAGTGCACGATTTGAAATTGCAGGCGCTCGAATCAATTATTAATGAAGCTGCAGGTATGCCCGTATTGGTGGCCTATCACTTTAAAAGTGATTTGGCCAGAATCCAAAAGGCCTTCCCTCAAAGTCGTGTATTGGACCAAGACCCCCAAACGATCAGGGATTGGAACGCAGGCAAGATCCCTATTCTGCTGGCGCATCCTGCCAGCGCCGGCCACGGTCTCAACCTGCAGGACGGCGGGAACATATTAGTGTTTTTTAGCCATTGGTGGGATCTTGAACAATACCAACAAATAGTTGAACGTATAGGACCAACCCGACAGCTACAAGCCGGACATGACCGCCCTGTTTTCATTTATCACATTATTGCTGCGGATACTGTAGATGAGCTGGTGGTAGAGAGACGAAATAGCAAGCGCAGTGTGCAGGATATGCTGCTTCAAGCGATGAAGCGAGGATAAAAAAATGGTTAACAGCGATAAATACATAAATAGTATGCGTATTTTACAGGAAAGCGGGCTTAATTATTCAAGCGCGGGTAAACACGGTGTATGCATCAGGACGAACATGGGTAACGTCATGTTTTATCCTACTCAAGATAAATACGTATACAAGAACAAGTCGTATTTTGGTGATGCTTCACGGGTAATTGATTTTGTGAAAGAGATACAGCAAGCGAATAGGCAGTAGTTTAAATACGCCTATCCTGTTATTAAAGCCAGCTGTTTAGCTGGCCTTTTACTGGAGGTTATATGAACAGCAGGAAAGCCCCAAAAGAGATTAGGCAACAAAGACTAATGTTCGAAAAATATCTTGCAACGTTTGATTATGGTATTAATCCGAAAGTGGTATTTGCCCGCGATGAAGAAGATTGCCACAAGTACAAATTTCCTGAGTCTCAAAAATTATGGGAAGCATGGCTGGCATGTGCAAAGGCTAATCAAAACATTTAGTTTATATTGATATTCTCAAACTTTGCCAGCTAATCAGCTGGCTTTAATTTTCCATCCTATGATTTAACTAAGAAAAGAAAGTATTATGAGTAACACATCTGTTGTCGTTTTATACTGCAAAGATTCCGGTAATTTGGATTTTAAAGGCTTAAGTGCCAGAAATCCCAGTCCCAGTGCTATCATTCATGGGTTGGACAATAATCGTGTTTTGCTTTTATGTGACTTGTGCAAGAAAAATTCTTTTAAAATTGAAGAAAAGCTAAAACCTAAAGAACTCTTAAATGAAAAACGAGAAGCTATTGAGAGTGTGCTTTTTATGCTTACTCAATTAGCAGGGGTTTTAGAAGAAGACATTGAAAGAGTTGATTTGCCTTTATCATTTAGTAAAGTGTACGTATTTGTTGATGAATCAGGGAAAATTGTTGTTACCTCGGATAAACTTAAATCAAGGGTCTCAGGTGTAAGCTACTGCTTTGGGACTGAAAATAAAATAAAAGAATTTTTTATAAAGGAATGTGGTGAAGATATGAAGATTCTTGAAGATGGGGAGTCTCCCTATGTGGACACTAAGTTTAATGAATTAATCAGTAAGCTAAATGACTATCTTGGAATTGTAGGGCATAAGTTTAGTGTTATAACTAAACCGGTTTATAAAGACTGACCTAACAGTATAATGAGTTTTTATTATATGAACTTACCACAGCCAGCTAAATAGCTGGCTTTTTTAATGGAGCAAAGTAAATGAGCAATAAAAAGTTATGTTACTGCGCTGATAATTTAAAACAAGCATATTCAAACATAAATGAATTAGTAAGTGATTATCTTAATTATGAGGATAGTACAAAAATAAACACCATCCTTGTAGCAGTTCACAGAAAAGTAGATGTAAACGCAAGCGATTGCAATGCTTTTGATGTGGCCGCACTCCTTGCAGCATCAGACGAGTTATTATCTGATTTGTATCATTGCAATCATGACCCGTTTAAATCAATCCCTGAAGATGAAATTGGTAAGCTACAAAAAGATATAAATAAACGTTTAGATGGGCTTGTTAAAACAGGCTGTTTCTATGCAGGTGAATTTGTTGGGTATATCAAACTAACCAATCAAGATGTAGAAGATTGGCAAACTGGTAAATCACTAAATTCTAAAAATTTCAAAATCTACAAAGACTATCCTACAACCTAAAGTCACAAATACCTACCAGTATTAAAAATATTGTCACATCAGCAACTTTAATGTTGCCGTTTACAAGGACAGATATTATGCAGGAAAAAGAGATTTTCTTATCGCTTGACATACTTGCCGAAATGGGCGCAAGTGAGAAACTGCTTGAATTTTTTAAAAAGAAATACCCTAACGACTCCGCTCCCATCTCTGAAGTGCTGAGTGACCTACAAAAAGTAGTTAGCACAACCACTGAATATATAGTCTACTCAGATTACATAGGCTATGCCGGTTGGTTAATTCTCCATTTTCCACCGACTCAGGAGGCCTTAGTTCTAAATGAACTTACAGAAAAGGTTATCATTCATAACGGCAATATAGACATTAAGTCCGGTATTTATGGTGAGCGTTTTATTATTGGTAATGGCGACGTAAATATTAAGGGTGGTGTTTATGTAGCTAGTTACGCGTATATTTTGGCGAATGGAAATATAAATGCCATAAAGATTACAGCTGATCATCACGCAAAAATTTCGGCAAAGGGAAATATAGATGTCAAAAATATTACAGCTTATGGTGAGGCGGCAATTTCGGCGGCGGAAACAATAGATGCCAAAAATGTTAAGGCTTATGACCACTCGGGAATTTTGGCGAATAAAACAATAGACGCCAAAAATGTTAAGGCTTATGGCGACACAAGAATTTCAGCGGAAACAATAGATGCCAAAAATGTTAAGGCTTATGACCAATCGGGAATTCTTGCAGTAACAATAGACGCCAAAATATCAGTTAACGGTCAAGCGAGAATTCATGGCGAGGTAATTTAATCCAACCCTCTTCTAACCCACAGAATGTAACACAGCCAGCTAATTAGCTGGCTTTTTTAATGGAGCTGAAATGGAAGACATGGACTACAATGTAGTTAGCGTTTCCGGCGGCAAAGATTCAACCGCAGTATTGCTGTTAGCCCTCGAAAGAAACGCACCTAACCTAAAAGCTGTTTTTGCCGATACGGGTAATGAGCACCCAATAACCTATGACTATTTAGAGTATTTGGATAAGAAGGTACACCCAATCACGATTGTTAAAGCAGATTTTACCGAAGATTTAAATCGTAGAAGCGACTATATTCAAAATCACTGGCTTGAAGAAGGAAAAAGTCAATATGAAATTGATAAAGCCGTTGAAGCTTTAAAACCTACAGGTAATCCGTTTTTGGATTTATGTTTGTACAAAGGACGTTTCCCCTCACCAAGGGCTGCTTTTTGTACCAAAATGTTGAAAAAAGAAGTAATTGATCAGCAGGTATTTAGTCCTCTATTAACCGAAGGTTATGATGTGAATTCGTGGGTGGGTGTTCGCGCTGATGAATCTCCAAGACGCGCTGCTTTAAAGGTAAGTGAATTTGCAAAAGACCTTAAAGGCTCGAAGCTATGGATTTATCGCCCAGTGCTTAAATGGACAGCTCAAGACTGCTTTAATTTACATAAAAAGCACGGAATTGAACCTAACCCGCTTTACAAAATGGGTATGTCAAGGGTTGGTTGCATGCCTTGTATGCAGTGTCGCAAGACCGAACTATTAGAGATTAGCAAACGCTTTCCCGAAGAATTCGAACGTATTAAAAACTGGGAGGAGCGTGTGTCAAATGCAAGTAAGCGGGGTAGCGCTACGTTTTTCCCTGCAAAGGCTGATGAACTAGGCAAATACCCAAAAATCGATACTGTCATTAGCAACCTAAAATACAAGCAAAGTTATGAGTTTCAAGAGGAGCTATTCGAGCCGATGTGCTCATCAGTTTACGGATTATGTGAATAAGCCAGCTAAATAGCTGGCTTTTTTAATGGAGTATAGTCAATGAGTAAATACATTAAATGTACTGATGATTACTGTTATGTTTTAAACAAACAGGACACCCTTATTTTTGATTCAGTCGATGATTTGTTGTACTGGAAATTTGACATCAATAAAGGTGGTTATAAACAAGATTTGGTTATAACAGTTTATACAAAAAAAATTGTTAAAGCCAGCGAGTGTAGTGCTTTTGATGTTGAGTATTTGCTTGAAGAGTCTGACTGCATATTTGAAGAAGAGTATGATTTCGAAGATAGAAATACATATCAGAATATGAAAGAGGAAGACAAGCAAGAGTTAAAGTGTATTATTAATAACTTTCTTGATGAGCGTATTAAAACAGGGGTGTTCATTACAGATGATTTTGTTGGTTATATTGTACTAACCAAAGACATTCTAAATGATGGCAAACCCATAGATGGAAGAAAATTCCAAATTCATAAAACTTACCCGTCAATAGTATAGCCAGCTAAATAGCTGGCTTTTTTATTACCAGTTACAAGGACAGATATTATGAAGAAAAAAGAGGTTGAATTACCGCTAAGCCTCCTTGCTGAAAAAGGAGTATGGAGGCAAATGCTTGAAGATTTTAAAAAGCAATGCCCTAACGGCTCCGCTCCCATATCTGAAGTTCTTAGTAACCTTCAAAAGCCAGCTAGCACAAGCTACAAATACGTAGGCCTCGCCATATGGATAATTAAAAATTTCCCACCAACTCAGGAACCCTTAGTTTTAAACGAACCTACTAGGAAAGTTATTTTTTGGAACGGCGATGTAACCATTAATTGCGATATTGATGGTAAATATTTAGTTGTTGTTAATGGTAAGCTAAAAATAAAGGGAAAAGTTAAGTTAATTGATAACACGAGAATTTGGGCGAAAATAGTAAAAGCCAAAATTCTTGAACTTTATTATACCTCCGTGGTAATTGAGGCGAAGAAAGAAGTAAAAGCCATAAATATTGTGCTTTATGATTTCGCGGAAATTTGGGCGAGAGGGAAAGTAGAAGCCCCAAATATTGCAACTAATGATCTCTCGGGGATTTATGACAAGGTTAATTAAATGAGCCAACTCACTTCTAACCAATAATTTCCAATATAAACACAGCCAGCTAAATAGCTGGCTTTTTTTGTAGGTTAAAAATGGAAGAAACCTTTACATGCGAAACGGCCGCTGCGTATTGCAAATGCAATGCGCAAACGATTAGAGATGCTATACAGAGCGGCGAATTAAGTGCAGCCAAAATTGGTAGAGGCTATGTGATTAGAAGAACGCGCCTTGACGAATACATTAGCAATAAAGAAGAATTGACCGCGCAGGCGGTTCGGAATAATAGGAACCAAGCATGTTGTTTAAGCACCCCAATGGATTCTGGTATATTGATATCCAAACAGAAAGTGGAAAAAGAATTAGACGCTCGACTAAAACCAAAAATGAAAAACTTGCGGAGGAATACCACGACAAATTAAAGCATGAATTATGGCGACAAGAACGGCTAGGCGATAAGCCCAAGTATTTATGGGACGATGCTGCACTTAGATGGCTAGAAGAAAAGGAGGGAGTAAAGAAGAGTATTGACGCTGATATAAGTCGACTGAGGAATTTACAGCAACTACGCGGAGTATATTTACATGAAATAAACAGAAACATGATTATGTCGATAATCAATGAGAAAAACTGTTCCAATAGCACTAAAAACAGGTATTTGTCGTTGATCAGAGCGATTTTAAATGCCTGTGTGCGTGAATGGGACATGTTAGATGAACCAGTTTATTTTAAGCAATTCAAGGAAGCCAAGAAGCGTGTCCGCTGGCTAAAACCGGAAGAAGCGGCGAGATTATTAAATTGTTTGCCGACCTATATGGCACTGATGGCAAGATTCAATTTAGCGACGGGTCTCAGGCAGCACAATATATTTAGTTTGAAATGGGATCAGATAGATTTTCTCAGACGAACGTGCCAGTACCATCCGGACGAAATGAAATCGGGGGAGCCGTTTGATCTAGCATTGAACGACACTGCGATGGAGGTATTAGTACATCAAGTAGGCAAGCATCCGAAATATGTTTTTTTAAATACCAAACACAATCCTGTATTAAAGCTGAATTACAAATTATGGTACAAAGCTTTAGACAAAGCGCGGATTAGTGACTTCCACTGGCATGATTTGCGCCATACATGGGCTAGCTGGTTGGTACAGAACGGAGTATCGCTATATGAACTAAAAGAAATGGGAGGCTGGCAATCGTTAGAAATGGTGCAAAAGTACGCTCATCTGGACAATGAAAATTTGCACACGCAAGCAGCAAAGATTGACAACCTCATGACAGGTACATGTCAAAAAAATGTCAAAACCAGCAAACCAATGGACTATTCATTAACATCAAAAGGGCTGGATAAGGTATTGAATATAATACAATAA